CTGCTTGCTCTCGTCCCTAAACGCATGTGACTCTGTTCGTGGAAACTGTCTGTAAAACTCGTTCAAGGCGTCAGCATCACCCTTAAGTGACTGAACCTCATTCTCCCAGTAGTTTATAGCCCCCATGCTTATCGCATTTCCGTCAACACCCTCAACAGGCTTACTTGGCGTTCTAAGAACAGGCATCCCGTACCTATCTATAAAGCCCTCCATATTCCACTCCATAGGAATAAAGAGCTTGTACATCCCACTTTTAGTCTGACCGTTTGAGTTTCTGGTGGAGGCATCTGAGTCGTTATATAGCTTCTTGAAGTTATTCCCACCCTTGTTTAAAGCATTACAGGTTGACCCCATCATACACTTGCCAATAATCTTACTACCAAGCCGAAGACACGTCTTTGTTACCCTCCAATTGTTGAGTATGTTCTCAGGCTTCTCCCATTTTCCGCTCTCGTCATGAATGAGAAGTAATAATTTCTCACCATCGTAGCTGTTGTCTGCTGTGTTCTTCCAGTCAATAGTTGTGTCAAGCCCCTCAAGCACATCCTCCTCTACGTTGTGCATATTGTTCTTTGTAATCTTAGAGGCAGGAACTCTATATGACAGCTCGGTCTTTGGTCTGTCCATACCGTCCATAATAGGCTTAAAGAAGAACGGGTAGTTGCTGTTTATCGGTACAACCTTATCGGTGAACATCTTCTTAGCGTCAGCACCAGTCTTTGAGAGTATTCCCACCCTTGCGTCTTTCGCAAGAGTTGCTGTGTTTACACCCTCTGACGAACCCATGAATGAGAATCCTGACCGTCTAATCTTTAGATACGACATACCGAAGGAACGGTTATCTGCCTTACATGCCTCCCAGAATATGTAGAATATTCTGTTTGCCTCCCTAAAGTCAGGGTGTCCTACGTCAATCTTTGTATGCTGAAGATAGTTGTAGTGAGAGCCTGTTATGTATGTAGGGATTCCATTGTTCTTAAACCAGTGACCATACTCTCTTCTGTCAAACTCTCCCTCTATATAGTCTATCCATTTGTCTTTGAAGGATGATGGCATGTCATTCCATTGGAATATGCTCTGTATCCTCTTTAGTTCTTTTGGGTACTCCTTAGCCTCCCAGTATTGCTCTAGCTGTTTCTTACTTCTTGAGAATATTTTATCAGGCACTGACGGCAACGCAATGCGAAGCCCCTCTATTAGGTAGACATCTCCTACAGTTCCGTCCCTTGATATAACGACCATATCATACTTTTCGTCATACCCATATACCCATGTTTTTGCCTTGTTCTTTTTTGAGAGAACAGTTTTAGGGACGTGGTTTTTTAATACCTCGTGTATCCTACTTTCTTGACCTTCTCTCTGCGAATCCTCCACTTGATTTCTTTTCTTCTTTCTCTTCAGGGGCATTAAGCTTTTCTTCCTCCTCCTCAATACGTTTCATTATCTCAAACGCATCAAAGATAGCGAGCTTCTTTGTGGCGGCAGCATTCTTCAATCTATCAGCCGCAAGCTCATCCTCTACGTCTGGCTTTATTATCTCTTCCCTTGCGACCTTCACCAACTGACTCACCGCTATCCTCCCAGCTTTGATAATCTCCTCCTTTATAGTTCTTGAATCCATTCTTGTTGTATTTGATTTTTGGAGATGACTTATCTCCTGAATATCTACTACTCTTACCCATGACTATAAAACATTACAAAAACAACCCTACCATCCTCCCAACTTTTATTAGGGTACTTACTATGAAAGTATGACGATGGATATGATATCAATCTATTCTCTTTGTGGCCTATGACGGTATTCAGTTCCCACTTATCTTTATCATTCGAGTCTCTTTGCAAAACCTTGTCATACTCTTCGTTAGAAGTGTTGTTTGAAAGTTTGTAGCCATGCTCTTTGTGAGTCCAAAAAGCTGTTCCGCTCAACTCACTTTCTGACTGTGGTGGAGACATAAACAATACTATAGCTCTATTTGGTTGCTGTCCGTTTATCTTCAAGTCTGAATGAATGTCCCAGTCGGTATCCAGAAGATTAGTAGCTACTCTAAAGAAACTGAGTATATTTTTAACTGGAGCACCTTCAAGAAGAGATATCTTAGAGCTAACAATCTCATTGAATGCTACAGAAGGTGGTTGAACATAAAAAGACCTATCACCCACCACAACCTCCTTAAACTCGTTTGAAGAAAGCTCCTCGGCTGTAGACTCATACCACTGCTTACTCAGGAAGTCGTCAGCAAAATATATCATAACGATAGGGTTATGTTGTCGGTAAACATTCGGTACAGCTTCTCGCCATCAACAGTAAACTCATAGTCGCTGTCAGGCTTGAAAGATATCTCGTCACCCTCCTTAAGCCCTAAATCCAAAAGCTCCTTGTTGATGTATCTTATCGTACCCATCAACGGCTCCTCAGATACGTTCTTGAATATAACGGAATCTTTCTTGTCAATTGGCTTAATGAAGCAATACTTGTCGTGAGCGTTCCACTTAAACCCGTTATGATACATAAAGAACTGCATGTGGTCTACAAAGAACAGGTCGTCCTTAAAGAAACTCCTTCCGCTCTTCTGCCTTCCCTTCATGTCGTAGTAGAACTTAAACACGTTGTGGTGTACAAGGAGGAGGTCTCCTACCTTTATCGGCCCGTCATACTTTATTGGAAGTTCGACCACCTCAGCTACCCTCTGTGAGAATATGTGGTCTTCTTGAGATGTGCTTACTATAAGCCCATCGTTGATGTTCGCATATCGCTTGCCCTCCTGTGGGCGAACGATGAACATATATGGGGATTTCATTTTAGAAGTTTATGTTGTACTCGATTGAAATTGGCATGTCTTTAAATTCCTTCCACAGCATTATCTCCTCCCCGTTTGATATCCAAATTCTAAATGAGTCTATCTCGTCATGGAACTTGATAAGGTGTATCTCATACTCACCGCCCATTACGGACTGCCCTACAATGTAGTGCATAGCCTCCTTGTAGTTGGCTCCTACTGAAATCTTGCGAATGTCCATTTAATTTGATTTTACCAAGTAGCGACTGCCACACGTTTCCAAGTATTTGTCGCTGTGCAAACGTAGATGTAGTTAGCGTCTACTGAAATTTGTCCAGCTATCCCTGAAGCAGAAGCAGAGGCTGGTGCTGTATCTGTTAGTACAAGACCGTTTAAAGTTGTTACACCGACCACTGTAAGCGTCCCATCAATGTCAGCGGTTGAGTTGGCGTCTAGAGCTCCCATCAGGGTTGTTGTACCGACCACTGTAAGCGTCCCTCCAACGCCACCGTCTCCCAATGCCGCTATATTTCCATCAATAATCGCATTAGCGTCAACCTGTAGTCCCGTACCCGTAGCCTTTGACAGCGTGAGCGTATCTGCAATGTCGGCGGTTGAGTTTGCGTCAAGAGCGCCATTTAGGGTTGTTGTACCGACCACGCCAAACGTTCCCCCAACGCTACCGTCTCCAGATACTACAAGCCCGTTTCCAAGTCCCGTCCCTGTTATTGTAAGTCTACCCCCAATAGTAGCGCTTGCGGTAACTGCCAATCCTGTACCTGATGCCTTTGACAATGTGAGCGTGTCTGAGATGTCGGCTGTGTTGTTAATATCAACAGTGCCGTTCAGCGTTGTTGTGCCTGCAACAGTAATCCCTGTTGTGGTTGACGCACCCTGCTGACACACATCATCAAGCGTGGGAGTCACAGCGTTGCCTAACACGAATGTTGAAATGTCAGACATCAGGAAGTTGTTTGTAGCGTCACCTGAAGCTATAGACCCGATTACGATGCTGTTGGCAACAGGTGTTGCCGTAGGGTATGATGTTAAATTATTTATTTGCGCCATTTTACACTTTTTGAAGAGGTTGATTATCCTTCTTAGTAACTTCACCATTTGTCATGTTGATTGTTGAGTCAGCGCCATACTTCTCGATGAGTGCGTCCTCAAGAACCTTGAACTCGGCCTTGATAACGTCAATCTCACTAAGCACTACCTGCTTGTTAAGCTCAATGTCTCCAAGCATTATCTTTGCCTGATTAAACTTGTCTCTTGCAGACTGAATCTGCTCTAACTCTGTTGTTTCTAATTTCATTTGATTACAAATTTACGATATTTCTTCCGACTCGTATTCCAACGTAGTGTTGACCGTTGAATCCATAGTCAGCGCTAAAGTACGTCTTTTTTACCGTAGCTTGTATGCCAACACCCATTAAAGGCACATAGCTCGATTTAAAGTCTGATATAAGCCCAGCGTTTCCGTGGACGCCTAGTGCAAATTTTGCACCTGCCACTTTCTTCGGGGTGTAGGTTACCTTTAAGTTCTCCGTTCTGTTCTGGTAGTTCTGCCAAGTTATCTGAATATCGTTCAAGGTCGTGTCGTACTTGGCTATCTCAGTTAGCCACGCCTCAACGATTTTAACGGTGTCAACTAAAAAGAGCGTGTCTAAGCGCCTAACTATTATCTCTGATGTGATTGTGTCCCTAACAGTAACAAACTCCTTAGAAACGAACCTAACGGTGTCTGTGCGCCATCTATCCACGTATTCGATGGTAGGAACTAACTTCTCAACGATTTTGGTTACGGGCTTGCCGCTTGTGTCTCCGCACCCCCTCCAAGCTATTATCACCCCAAGGAGGAACGCTAATAGGTAGGGTAGGTACGTCTTTATAAGATGCTTTGCTAAGTCGTTCAATTTTTATT